TCTTTGTATTTTTCTTCTATAATACTATATAGTGGTTTACCATGTTTCTCTACAAACTGAAATAAACAGAGGGTATTACCAGTGCAATGGCCCACAAGATTGCTGAGAAATATATTCCTTTCAACCTTAGTGACGATGTATTCCAATTCTTCTCCATAGTCAAACTCCTTTACTATTTGTCTATCCTCATCAGGATAGTTTAAGACTATACAATTAATTTGTAAATCTGCTAATGTTTTATTATCAATCAATTCTTTTGTTGTGACAACATATTTTGCCTTACCAAATAATCCCTCTAAGACAAGTCTATGTGTTTGCGTACCATCTAAAGTTCCTGTCAAACCAAAACGATATTTACAGTGATCAAGTTTTGTCATGATACCTGTTAACGATTTTGCTTTGAAAAGATGAGCTTCGTCACCGAATACGGCACCAAACTGACGAAAGTATGGTCTTGGCATCCTGTGTAGTGATTGCCAAGTTGATATGACCACATCTTTTACAACTTTTCTATCATGTCCTTGATATATTTTTTGACAGTATGTACCAGAACTCCAACCATAATCTTCAAAGTCTTTATACATCTGTTCGACAAGTGAAGTCGTTGGAACCAGTATCAAAGTTTTTAGTTCCATCATCTGGTAGTATCGAACAAGACAATATATTACTAATGATTTACCCGAAGCAGTAGGAGAAATGAGCAGAGAACGATTTGTGGCAATAGCATGGGATATGGCATCAATTTGATAATCTCGTATTTTAATTCTTCGTCCACCAAGGGTTGGTCTGATTCCTCGTAGAAACCCTTGCACCACACTTCTGGCCACCGATCTTTCACTTCTGAGTCCTTTTTCCAATTCATAATATTCACCATTATTTTTAAGGTACTCCTCTATATATGGAAGGAGTCCCATGTATACTTCGCCTGTGACAATGTTATACAAACGAATCTTTCCATCCCACATTTTATTTCTATATGTAGGCATGTATTTAAATCCCGGCACTTCAAATGTGAAGAAGTCATTTAATTCAGCCGCAGTTGAGGGTTCAACATCATTTAGTTTTATGTATACCTCATTCTTCTTAGATATTAGCATATTGATATTCGTCTGCTAAACCATAAGTTCCTCTGGGCAGTATGTTCCAAGATACACTTATTCTATCGGTTTGAGTTGGGGGAACCCAATGTTGTAACCAAGAAGGAAATATCAAACCAGAGCCTTCCTCTGCATCAAATTGAAGCATCCCTGCATTTTGCCAGTTTGGTGTATTTACTGGTTTCATATGATGTGCGATTGGCCTAGGATCAAAAAACTGAATAGGTGAAGACTCTTTCTGTGATTGAATGTAATACACACCTGATAGAACATTATTAGAGTGAGTGTGCGGTGGATGTGATTGTCCAACCTTTAACCAATTACCCCACATACCTGTCATCTCTAACTTGTCGTATTTGTAACCTAACTTTTGCAAAATCTCAGCACTGACATTTTTTGCAACATCTGCTAAATCACGAAACGTTGAGAGTTTGTATAAATCAGATGATGTCTGAACAACTTCATTCTCATCACACTTTTGAACTTTTATATAAGTTGCCATTTCAGTATGCAATAACAAACGTTTCTCTGGTTTAAATTTGTACATCATTGTGGGGAACGCTGCGTACTCATCATATTTAACATTTACATCAACCATGTTACTACACTCCATCTTGTCCCCTTAGTGACAACTTTAGCCTCATGAGGAAACATGAAGTTAGAGGGGAATATAACAGCAGAACCTCTTTCTGGATAAATCGTTTTGTCGGCAACTTTAAAAGTTCCACCCTCATAATTATCATTGAGATACAGTAGTGCGGTCACTTGAGGATAACCATACTGTTGTCCATGACTATGATGTATGTTATCACAGTGCTTAGACATGAACCCACCTTCAGAGTATTTGTTAATTCTAAAGTCTGTGGTTCTTTGAACACTAAACAGTGAGAAGTCTACTGAATATTTTTTTATAACAATTTCAAATCCGTTTTTTATTGACTCGTATTCTTTGTCTCCATTTCGCACCCAAGTTTCATCCATACCAACACGTTTATCACTATCCACTTGACCATTGTGACTTGAGTAAGATGATTGTTGCCAATCGTATTTTCCATCCTGTATAAATGTGCAAGTTTCTTTTGTTAGTATTCTACGATAGTATTTTATGTATTCAGTTACATCCATCAGAAACCTCCCGCCAAGAACTTCTTCCAATCTTGTGCGTGTTTGATATCCCAGCTGCGATTATCTATTGACTTGATAACACCGTCAATAAATTGAACAAGTGTCTCGTAATATTCTATCTTCATCTCTATTTCCATAATATCCTCATCAGAATTTATGTAAACGCCGAGATCAGTTTTTAGAACCTTGAGATCAAATGGTTTAGCAGCATAGACCTTTGCATCAGCCTTACCACCGTAATACTCCCACTTCTCACGATACAACCTCTTGTGTTGTGTCTTCGTTTGAAACATGAGCATACGGTACTTAGACTTATAGTCTAACCATTTCGGTTTGATGATTTGATTTTTATAGGATTGTTGGTGTAGGTCTTCATCATCTAATATAATAAGGTCTTCTTTGGCTTCCGCCTGCAACTCACTTAACTTATCCATATAGTCTCCATTATCTTAGTGTGTGTATCGAAAAGGATTGATACGAAAAAGAGGCTTCCACTCTTATATAGTCAACGTCTGAAGCACCTTGATCATAACTCAAGGTGCCCAATGAAACTGGATACATGTCTCTGAACCTAACTTCCACGATGGGATTATTTTTGTTACTTAAAATTGTTAAAGTAGAATCAGAGAGCATAGGTCTATCACCAATTGATTTACTGCCAGTCGGTCCAGACCTTTCAGATTTTACCTCTGTAACAGATGTTTCATCTCTGAAGGTTTTGAACTCTTGTCTTGTTCTGGGAAATCCGTGACCGACCAACCAATCATACATTGTAATATAATTTTCTAAGAACTCATCCACAATAAATGTTATATTAAAACTATCAAAGGTCAGTTCATCGCCAGCAATAGGGATTTGTCTAAATGGTGTGGGAAAAACAGCCTCACCCAAGTTCACCGCAGGGACACTTGCTGCCACAGTAAAAAATTCAACTTTAGGAAGTTGATTAATAATAAACCTAAACTGTGTTGGACTTGCATAGTCTAATTTGTCTGGTTGTCTCTCTAATGCTGTTGTTGTTGCCATAATACTATTTATAAGAAAAAAAAGGGGGGTCAAAAGACCCCCCAGTTTATAAGTCACCTTATTTTTCTTACATAAGGTTGGTGACTTTAACTCTACGATAGTAAACGTTAGCACCGTCATCAATAGATGCGTCTGTGTTTTGCGTGTCACCCGCAGCAACTGCACCAGCAGTCTGAGCGAATGGGTTAGCAGCCATCCCGTAACGAGTCTTGAACCCGATTTTAGGTTGGAACGTGTTCTCACCAACCGCACGAACCATTTGCAACGGAACGTATGGGCAGTAGAACATACCAGCGTCATAAGGTGAAGAACCCTTATATCCGACAACGTAGTACTGACTTGCAGCAACGTTGGCAGCATACGGATCAACATACACTTTGTAACGACCATTGAGAACACCAGCGAAAGTTGTCGTTGTGTCATCAACGTTAAGGTTGTTGTTAAGAGCCGGTGTGTAGTCAAGGATACCAGCCATCTGCAACGCTGAAGCAACGTCAGCGGAACACATCAGCATGTTACCTTTACCACGGCGAGTCTGTTGACCAATCGCATTGGCATCACGCTCAATACCGAACATCAGACCCTTGAACTTCTCAACCGACCAACGACCATTGGAGTCTGTGTCCAAGTCGAAGATACCGGCAGTCGTTGTGTTAACCTGTGCGCCTTTAACAGCAGCAACATAAACACGGCGAACTACTTCACGGTTGATTTCAGCAAGAATTTCCGAACTAAGAATGTTCGCAAGTTCTGTCTCAGCGTCCAGACCGTGGATCGCTTTGAGGTCTTGAGCAAGTTCCATCGTGTACTCAGCTTTCAGAGCACGGGTAACGGC